AGGAGTTTTATCTCCTTCTAGCTACATCCCAACTACTGGGCTGGTAGCATCTGTAGTTCAGTCTCGGGTAAGCTTCAACTTATTCGAGATTCACTGGATTGCAACTGTTACCTGTCCTAGACCCCAGGGAAGCTCCGCCTCGTCCAGCCGGACGGGGGAGGCATCTTACTGGGTTCTGAGAGGTGAAAAAGGAAGAATTGGCCCTCTTTCACGTCTATGCCTACGGACTGGTATATGAGCGACTTGTTTTGAAGAACATTTCGTTTCGGATGACCTCCACAGGCCTCTAGACAGAGGTAACCAGGGGTTCCTGGAGCTTGATACCTACTTTGTAGGGTCTAGCTTCTCACCTTGAAGGATAACAGTGAGATAACCTCACGGTTTACCACCTACCCCCGGAGGGGTGCCTGCCGCCCAGTACTGTATTTATATGGTACTGCAAACGGAAGGGAACGGTTATTAATTAAATAATAACTAACATGCTAAACTTAAACGTGACAACAAGAACCCTATGGGAAGCTTGGTTGAAGCGTTTAGAAGCAGGCCGTTCTTGGCAGCTCGTCGTAAAACGCGAGCGAGCCTTAGTAGGGTCACTCATTCGAGTGTCCAAACTTTGGCTAGGTGACATAAACCGGTCGTGGATATTATCTATCATTTCTTTTTCCCGCTTCTGCGTGCGTTTGAGGGCACATCGCGGCTCCAAGGGATTAGCTATTTACCTCAAAACGTGTAGCATTCTTCTTATGAAGCTTGCTGCCGGTGAGAGAGTAAAAGATCTATCTCCTTACGGATGTCGCGTTGCCTGCACCGGGGGGGGCGTACCGAGGATTATACCCAAAGTCCATCGGAAGGCGCTCCTATCGGCAGATCCGAGATTCTTGCGTTTCTGGTTGACTTTATTCGGTTTATACCGAGTATTGGACTTCCGCGCAAGATTCTCAGTGAAGACGATAGTTACGCCTGGTCCTTCTTTGAATCTTGAGGCGTACTCGTGGTTTGTACCCTATTTCTTTTCAGATTTGGAAAGGATGGGGTGCAAATTCGAGTTCCCATTGTGGGACCCTCTCGAATTGAAGAAGGCTGCGCCCGGTACCCAGACAGGGTCTAAACGTAATCGAGGAGGGGTATACACCGGAGAAGGTCACATGAGGCGTCTAATATGGATCCAGACGTCCATGTCGGTCCTCTTCGAGCAAGCAGTTCAGTTTTTTAACTTTCCTGACTTGCTTTCGAGTCTCAAGAAGGTTGGGGACCTTCTTGGGCCCGAAGCGTTACCTCGAATGGAAACGTTTAAGTCCCTGGTTGTAGGAACGCACGTCTTTCCTTGGCCCCTCGGAAAATTGGGTGTCAAGGAAGAACCAGGAAAGAAGCGAGTGTTTGCGATGGTCGACTGGTGGACCCAAACCCTTCTATTCCCTCTTCACAAGGCGATCTTCGGGTCACTGAGGTATATCCCTCAGGACTCGACTTTCGACCAAATGAAAGGGGTTAGACGGGCTTGTGAAGAAGTTCGAGAAGGCTACGTAGCCTCTCTCGATCTTTCGGCCGCTACAGATAGACTCCCCGTCTCTCTGCAGTCTCTATTAGTCGATTATCTCAAGCCCGGCTTGGGAGGTCCATGGAAGGACCTCCTGGTCGGGCGAGCTTACAGGGTTCCGAAGAAGTACTCGTCGGTTGCCTCTCAAGTTTACTATGCTTGTGGGCAGCCGATGGGTGCTTATTCTTCGTGGGCCATGCTTGCTCTCACTCACCATTTCTTGGTGCAGTTGTCGGCCAGAAGGGCTGGTGCTCGTGAGTGGTTCACAAAGTACGCCGTACTGGGGGACGACGTGCTGATATGGGATCGGCACGTAGTTCACCAGTATCTCGAGCTTATGAAAGAATTAGGAGTAGGGATCTCGATGCATAAATCGTTAGTCTCCAATAATGGGACGTTCGAGTATGCAAAGAGATTCATTGCGAAAGGAGTAGACTGTACTCCGCTTCCTCTCCGTGAGGCGGCGGCGGCCAGTTCTTCTCTAGACGCACTGCTCTTGCTTCTTAATAAGTTTCGGCGTGATTGGAGACCGGCGGATGTGCTGGCTTTCCTTGGGAAGGGTTATAAGGTCCGAGGCTCGTTGTCTAAGGCTCTACGAAATCAATCGAGAGTCGTAGCGCGAACCCTGGTCTTTCTGGCCCAACCCGGAGTGAGTCAGATTTCATTTGCCTCCTGGTACCAATGGTTCGGGATGGTCGGGATCAACTCGTCACGCGTACTGCCTCTGACCGATCTAGAAGCCAAGTTGAATTCTCTTCTTGACTACTATACCGATCATGCGTACAGTGAGCATGCTCGTTGGATGCGTCCGACCAACTACGGTATGTTAGAGTTTATTCCGCCGCTCGAGCCGGCGGAGCCTGGTTCAGGCTTGGAAATCTCTGATAAAGAGACGTTGTCGCAACAGATCATGTATCTCTTGCTCCCGATTATCGGGGCAAAGATCTATGATGCTGAGCAATTCCGTCTTTCGCGACCTGAGAACTTTGTTCTCTCCGCGGAATCAGAGTTTGACCAAGCTTTCCAGGCTTTCTCAGACTACATTTCTCGTCTAGACAAGACGGAACGGTATATGCCCGATTTCTGCAAGATCAAACTTGAGGAATCGAAGCGTAGACCGGCTTCTTGGTGGATGAAGATTTGGGAGTTTGGGAGTGGCTGGGAGACTCACTAGATTTTGTGAGAATGCCGACCCGGTTCTACCCAAGGGTTCTTCTATCGGGAGTTGTCCCCAGGAGGTTTTCGGAGGTTAGAACCGTCCTTTGTCCTTAAGCAAGACACGGGAGGCGTATATAAACGCCAAACCCATGCCTGTGCCCTGGGTCTCCAGGTCGTCCTCTGAGTGAAGGTGATGGTGGGGCAATGGCCTACCAGCCTTCACTTATGTCGGTCTGCCCTAGAGGTATAGTTACCTGGGAGAGGTTCAATAAACGCGCAGCTAGGCATTTAAGCTTAGGATAAGTCCACACCTGGTAGATGTGGTTCATCTCCCTTGTACGGTGTCACCGAAAAGGAAGAGGGGGAGTAATCTCCCGAATCCTAAGAATTTAACACGCAACTGAGCGCGCGGGACCGCAAAATCGCCGAAAGGCGGGGGGCGGTATCCCGTTCTGA